ATAGATGAAGCAATACAGATGTCAAAAGATATTGGAGTTGATTTAGAAGTAAATTACTCTGGTAGATATACAGAATTTTTAAAACCAACAAACACTTTTGATGTTGAAGAAGATAAAGAAGAATTTAAACCTAAATGTTTAACAGATACGCAAGAAAGATTACCTTTTGTAGCAACAAACAAACAAGTATTACCATGTTGTTGGGTAGATGCTCATGTTCAATACAAAGATAGTGTAGATGTAAGATTTGAACCATTATTGGATAAAAGTAACAATCTAAATACTAATAAGATAAAAAATATTGTAAACAGTAAATCATGGATTAACTTCTTTGATAAAATTACGAACGGCGATGTACCAGAATTGTGTAAGAAAAAATGTTCGACAAAAAGAAAAAGTTTAAATAGAAAAAGAAAGTATTATATAAATGGAAAGTTATCTAGGGAATCCTAATCTTAAAAAAGCAAACACTCAGTTAGATTGGACTGAGGAACAAGTTTTAGAATACCAAAAGTGTATGGAAGACCCTTTATACTTTATCACTAACTACATAAAGATTATATCACTTGACGAAGGACTTGTCAAGTTTAAACCTTATAATTTTCAAAAAGAAATGATAGGTACGTTTCATAAAAATAGATTTACTATTTGTAAACTACCTAGACAATCAGGTAAATCAACAATCATGGTTTCGTATCTATTACACTATGCGTTGTTTAATCCAAGCGTTAACATAGCAATCCTTGCCAACAAAGCTGCAACTGCAAGAGACTTATTAGGTAGATTACAACTTGCATATGAAAACTTACCCAAGTGGTTACAACAAGGAGTAATGTCATGGAATAAAGGAAGTTTAGAGTTAGAGAATGGCTCTAAAATACTCGCTTCCTCGACTTCAGCGAGTGCTGTACGGGGTGGAAGTTATAATATCATATTCCTAGACGAGTTTGCTTATGTACCCGCTACTGTCGCCGAACAGTTCTTTAGTTCAGTATATCCTACAATCTCTTCTGGTAAAACTACAAAGGTTGTAATTGTATCTACACCACATGGTATGAACATGTTTTACAAGTTATGGAATGATGCACAATATAAAAGAAACAATTATATACCTATTGAAGTACATTGGTCAGAGGTACCAGGCAGAGATGAGAAATGGAAAAAAGAAACTATCGCAAACACAAGCGAACAACAATTTGCCACAGAGTTTGAGTGTGAGTTTTTAGGTTCGACTAATACACTTATTAATGCATCTAAACTTAGAACACTATCTTACAAAGAACCCATTGTAAAAAATGAGGGATTAAATGTTTATGAAAATCCTATTAAAGATCACAATTATATAATTACGGCTGACGTTGCACGTGGAACAAAAAACGATGCATCAGCATTTGTAGTATTTGATGTCTCAAGTATTCCATATAAAGTAGTTGCATCATTTAAAGATAATGAAATTAAACCTTTGTTATTTCCACACAAAATACATCATGTTGCCAAAGCATATAATAATGCATATGTTTTAGTTGAAGTAAATGATATTGGTGAACAAGTATCAAACAACTTGCATTTTGATTTAGAATATGATAATATAATTATGTGTTATATGCGTGGACGTGCTGGACAAATTATGGGTGGTGGATTTAGTGGAGGTAAAGCTTCATTAGGTGTAAGAACAACAAAGGCAGTTAAAAAAGTTGGTTGCTCAAATATGAAACAACTTATTGAAACAGATAAACTACTCGTAGATGATTTTGATATTATCAATGAACTATCAACTTACATAGTTAATGGTAATCAATTTCAAGCAGAGGAAGGTAGTAATGATGATTTGGTTATGTGTTTAGTATTGTTTTCATGGGCAACAGATCAAAGATATTTTAAAGAGTTAACAGATCAAGATGTTAGAAAAAGAATGTATGCTGATAATCAAGATAGAATTGAACAAGACATGACACCATTTGGTTTTATACTAGATGGTAATGAAGATGAAATAGGAGAATCAGTTGATGAGTATGGTACAAGATGGTCACCAGTTACAATCAGAGATAAAGACACCGACTGGTAATCATGTTTTAGTAGATTATTCTGCTGGAACTTATGGTGATTTTTTAAGATACTTTATATCTCAACATGATACGTTTGAACCTTTTACTCTAGATGTACAAGCCACGGGTACAAAGTCTCACGTGAGAAATCGTAACTTTCCCATTTATCATATACCTAGTAATACATTAATAGATTTTTTTAATATAAAAAATTTAAAAGACTTTGTTAAAAAATTTAAAATAGCATATCCAAACTGTAACAAGTATAGACAATGTTATAAAGTCACATCTTATCACTCACAATTTAAAAAAATAATTAAAGAAAATAAAGACAGTATTCATTTTCATAGTGTTGTTGGTGCTACTTGGTTAGAAGATGGTGCGATAGTAGATAATAAAGTTTTTAAATGGGATTATTCTGATTATGAAATAATAAGACAAACAGATCATAAAATAATTTTTGTAATATTAAGTCCTTTTTCAAAATATAAAGACCATTATTTAAATAGACATATAATTTGGTCTTCTCATAAACCAGAGTATGATAGTGATACTCATGAAGCTTGTTGGAAAAGAAACTATATAAAAAATGATTATCCAATACATGAATTAAATTATGAAATAGAGATCAATAATTTACTTGACAAAGATGATGAAACCTATTATAATTTGATAAAATTTTTAGATGTTAAACCAATAGATAATTGGAAAGATTATGTTGATACCTTCGATAGACACGTCCTCTCAAAATAGTCATGTATGTGTAGATTACCCAGCTGGAGCATACGGTGATTTACTAAGATGTTTTATATCTCAACATGAGGGATTTGAAACAATTAAATATGTTAATAGTGGGTCAGGTGGATTAAGAACTGCTGTTTCACCTGAACCTAACTTAAAAGTAAATTTTCTTGGTGTAAAAAATGTAGATGATTATAATCTATCATTTAAAAAAGAGTATCCTAATGAAAATCAATATAGACAATGTTATAAAATTAAATCTAACTTACTTCAAAATAAACATGGTCATACCACAGTTAATGTTACTTGGACGGAAGATCATAATTGGGATTATTCGGAGTATGAAATATTAAGACAAACAAATCACAAAATAGTTTTTGTAGTGTTAAGTCCTTTTTCAAAGTATAAAGATTTATATTTAAGCAGACATATTACATGGAACGCAGCTTTAAATATAAAACTTGAACTTTCAAAAGAGGGAACACTAAAAAAACATGAAGTAGAATTATTTAATACTGATCTTGAAGCAATTAAACAAGCAGAGTATCATTATAAAACTTGGAAAAAAAATTATTTAACTTATGAGTATCCAAAACACGAATTAAATCATGAAATAGAGATCAATAATTTACTTGACAAAGACGATGAAACCTATTATAATCTAGTAAAATTTTTAAATGTTAAACCTTTAGAAAATTGGAAAGATTGTTTACAAGGATTTATAGATACAGTTTTTTCAGATTGTTCTTTCTTGAATAGATAATATGTTGATGCCAAATATAGATCATTATTTTAGAAATAATTGGAAACCAAACTATGATAAGTTTAAGTATTCTGGTTGGCAGTTATTATCTAAGATAGACAAAGACGCACATATACTAGATATAGGATGTGGTTTCAATTTACTTAAACCACACTTTCCTAATCTATATGGAATAGACCCATGTAATGATAATGCAGATCAAGAGATTGCATTTGAAGATTATACACCACATAAAAATTTTGATGTATATTTAGCACTCGGAAGTTTAAACTTTGGCGATGAAAAAGTAGTTGACAAACAGGTAGAACATCTGTATAATATCACAAAAAAGAATGATATAATTTATTGGAGACAAAACCCTGGGTTAAGTGACCATCCTTGGCAAGGTGTAGATGAGATTGTTTTTTTTCCGTGGTCTGTAAAATGGAATGTACATTTTTGTGACAAATATGGTTTTGAATTAAAAGAATTTGCAGAAGATAATGGTAATAGATTATATGCAGAGTGGATACGTAAATAAATGGAAATAGTATTTTTATTATTAGGAATAATCTACGGATTAATCGTAGGTCTAGTTCCAGCTGCAGGTGCAACAACTGGGTTAATAACTTTGTTTGGAATTATGCCATACTTTGCATCTGACCCTTATCTTGGTGTTATCTTTTGTGTTGCCGTTGTTGCATCCTCTACAAC